GGTCAGGGTCGGGGTGACCGTGATCGGCGGGACGTCCTGACTGCCCCACACGCCGGACCAGGTCATCGTCACCGCGGTCGGCAGGGGGCCGCCGGTCACGGTGACGTCGCCGGGCGCGATGTTGGTCAGGGCCTCGAGGGCGGCCTGCACCTGAGCCGCGGTCGCGTTGTAGTTGATCGGCGCGGTGGTCAGGCCGCCGAAGGTGATCGTGAACGTGCCCGCGGTGGCCGCGCCGAGGGCGAGGGTCTGCACCTCGTCCGTACCGCCGATGCCGCCGGGCTGGTTGAGCGCCAGCCGGAGGTTGCTGAGTGTCGCCTCCGCGAGCGACGTCGCGACCTTGACCGACTGCTCGGTCTTGCGGGCGCCGACGGCCATCGCGACCTGGTCGACGGTCATCGGCGTGTAGGTCTGCGAGATCGTGGCGGTCGCGCCGCCATCGGTCGCGCCGAGGTCGTTGAACGGGGCGATGATCGGCGCGCCGGCGAAGGCCGGCTCGGGTGCTCCGAAGGCCGTGGCGAAGAGCTCCGCCGGGCCCATGAGCAGGTTGGAAACGGTGACACCCATCGGGGTTCAGTCCTTCTGCTTCGCGGCGGTGCCGCTCTTGGCGCCGGCGGCGGTCTTGCCGTCGGCGGTGTCGCTGGCGTCGCCGGCGTCGGGCTCGACGTCGGTGACGGTCTCGTCGGCGTCGGTGTCGTCGACGGGCTCGGTGGGCGGCTCGGCGGCCGCTGCGGTGGCGGTCTCGGCGACCTGCCGGACGGCGGCCGCGGTGAGGCCGTCGTCGGTGGTGGCGCGCGTGCCGGTCAGCACGACGCCGTAGGCCTCGAGGTCCGCGGCCTCACGGTCGTCGACCGTGATCTCCTCGGTCGGGTTGATGGTCGTGCGCAACGTCTGCACGTCAGGCTCCTGTCCAGTTGATCTGCAGGTCGACGTCGAGCCGGGCGAAGTGCCCTGGGTCGACGACGCGCCGGGGGAGTCCCAGCGCGAGCACGGTGCGGACGAGCGCCGGCTGGTAGTCGCCGAACGCGGTCAGCGGGATCTCGAGGTTCATCAGCGCGCGGTCGTCGGTCGCGTCGACGACCCACTTCGCCAGGCGGCGCGCGGCGTTGAGTTGGACGACGTCGCTGCCCTCCTCGGGCGGGGCGACCCAACACGAGACGCGGGTGACCGGCCGGTAGAGCGGCACGTCGCGGTCCCGGGTGCCGCCGACGGTGAGCGTCTGCAGGAAGCCGACGGTGCGCATCGTCTGGTCGGGGGCGGCCAGGTCCTCGTCGGCCTGGACGTAGGGCACGGCGAGCCGCAGCCAGGCGAGCGAAACGAGCTCCGTCGTCGGCTCGTAGGGCGGGGCCGGCGGCGGAGTGAGGGCCACGGTCAGGGCGTCCGGTAGATGTAGGTCGCCGGGGCCAGGAACGGCTCAGCCCGCGTGTCCGAGGTGCCGCGCTCCTTGTACCAGGCGTAGGCCTGGTGGCCGGGATTCGACCGCGGGTTGCGGGCGTTGGCCTGGATCCGGACGCGCTCGTTACTAACCTCGGCGACGACGATCGACAGTTCGAGGCGGCCGGTCGCCTCCTCCGAGCTCGCCTCGACGAACTTCTGCGCGTCGTCGGCGATCTCGTCGCCGAGGTGGGCCAGCAGCGGCCACGTCTCGACCCGTTCGAGAGCGCCGGGGATCGGCACGACGACGATGCGCGACATACCAAGCTCCTTCCATGATCGGTGATGCGCGGAGGGAGTGATGCGCTAGTGCGCACGAAGCGGCCCGGTTCGTGAAAGGGCGTCAGGGCCAGACCTGGGTGGCGCCGAGGTAGGCCTTAGCGGGGGTGTTCGCACCGACCCGGAGGCCGACCGTGCCCGCGCCGAGGCGCAGCTTGTCCAGGGTTGGCGCGCTGAGCGTGTAGGTCTTCGTCAGCGTCACCCGGGCCGTGTTGTCCGACGAGTAGCCGGTGAAGGCGAGCGCGATGCTCGAGCCGGAGTCGGTGATCACGCACCGGCCGTACTGCTGCACCGCCGCGCCGGTGGTCGGGTATGGGCCGGCGGTGTACGGGCCGCCCTTCTGTGACGCCGTGTTGTTCAGCGGGGCAGCGTGGAACAGGGCGATGCCGCCCGGGGCGTTCGTTCCGTCGTCGGCGGCCAGGGCGTGCATGTCGCCGGCGAGCATGACGATCTTCTTGCCGGAGGCGGCGAAGAAGCTGGCCAGCTCGCTGCGCTCGGTGGTGTAGCCGAGCCACCCGTCGTCCCCCGCGATTGCGGACCCGATCCACGGCGCGTCCTGGATGATGACGATGACTGGCTCCGTGGCGGCCGTGATCGTGTCCTTGAGCCACTGCTTCTGTGTGGTCCCGAGGGACGTCTTGGCGCTGTTGTCCGTCGCCGACGGCGCTGTGGCGAACGACCGCCGGTCGGTTGCGACGAACCGCACCCGGCCCCAGGTGAACGTGTAGTAAGCCCCGCCGGTCGGCAGAGCGGGTGTCGGGAAGTGCTCGCGGTAGGCGGTGTTCCAGTTGGCCCAGGCGGTCGCGTCCGATCCGGCGTTGCCGTTGTTGCTCATGCCGTCGTGGTCGGACGCCACATAGGCGGTGGGCATGGTGGAGAACACAGCGGCGTGGTTGGCGGCGCCGATCTTCGCGGTCATCTTGTCGCGGATGTTCTGTAGCCCGGTGCCCGACCCGTCGGCGTAGTACAGGTCACCGAGGTGGAAGAACAGATCGTCGTTACGGGCGGCGATCGCGGCCATCGACGCCGAATCGGTCGCGTCGGTGCAGGAGCCGAAGTCGAACGCGAATGACGCCTGTCCGCTGGGGGCGACCTTGATCGCCCTGGAACTGATGGCCGAGAACGTCTCGACCCCGGAGACGGTCATGCCGACCCGGTAGTAGTAGGCGGTGTTCGCCGTCAGGCCGGTCACGGTGAGCTGGGAGGCGCCCCGGGCGTCGGGAGCGACCGCCGAGCCGGAGACGATGCCGGAGGCGAACGTGGCCGACGTGCTGGCCTGCAGCCGAACCGAGGTGGCCTGAGTAGTTCGCGCAGCCACGCGCAGAGCGGTCGAGTCTGGAATGCCGACCACTGACGATAGGAGTGTCGGGGTGACGGGGGCGGAACCCGCCTTGAGGAAGAATGCCGAGGCGCTGACCTGGTCGTTCTTGGTCCAGGTGAACGTGGTCGCCGCGATGTCCTGACCCGAAGTGACCGCGGCGGCGGTTTCCTCCAGGGCGATGCCTGGAATGCCCGACGGCGAGGCCGTGTCGAACGTCGAGTCGACAAAGGTGAAACCGGTCCCGACGGGCTGAAAGTCTGCCTCCGTGCCAGCGGAGTCGATCGCGAAGACCGCGATACCGAGCCCGGCTGCGGTGGCGGCGGGCGGGTCGAGCACCATCGACGTTGCTGCGGTGTCGCTGTAGGTGGTGGCGGCGTACGGACCAAAGGGGGACGCCGACACCCCGGCGTATTCGGCCAGGATGTAGCCGTAGCCGGCGGGGGTCGCAGTAGCCCAAGTGATCGTCGGACCGGTCGTCTCGCCGCCGGCCGCGACCTTGCCGAAGATGGCCTGGGACACAGACGCACCCTGCTGCTGCCCGATCAGCGTCCAACCCGACGGCGTGTTGATCGTGCCCGAGTTCTTGTCGATGGCGATCGCAGCGATGAGCGCATTCCCGGCCGTGGCGGGTGCGGCCAGTGTCGGATTGGCCGGGCTTGTCGTCGCGGCCGTGTTCGGGTTGACCGTGTCGATGTACTGCGCCTTGGCGACCTGTACGCGAGTAACGGCACCCGAAGATCCCCCTGCGGGGGTGGTGACCGTAGCGGCGGTGGACTCCGCCGAGCGGTTCCCGGCGGCGTCGACCGCGGAGACCGTGTAGGAGTAGGCCGTGGACGCCGAGACCGTGGTGTCGACGAACGACGTGCCGGTGACCGCCGTGGCCCCGGTGAGGTCGACGCCGCCACGGCGCACCCGGTAGGAGGCGACCCCGACGGCGTCGGTCGACGCGGTCCAGGAGACGGTGACCTGGGTAGCGGAGTTCGCGGTCGCGGTGACCCCGGTTGGCACGGTGGGTGCGGTCGTGTCAGTCGCACCGCTGTTCTTGAGCAGGACAACCGTGCCCTGCACCTGGTCCGACCGGGTCCACGAGAACGTCGTAGCCGGAAGATCCTGCCCGCTGGTCAGGGCCCCGGATTCCATGAACGCCAGGCCAGGCTGACCGGTGCCACTGGTGGCGTCGAAGATCGAGGTGATCAGGGAGAAACCGGTGGCGCTCGGCTGGAAACCGGTCGCGTCGGGCGCGGTGTCTATGCCGAGGAACGCCAATGCCGTGCCTGCGGCGGTAGTCGCTGGGGGGTCGATGACCATGCTGGTAACGGCGGTGTCGCTGTAGGCCGGGATGGTGGCCGACCCGAACGGGGCGGCGGACACCCCGGAGTATTCGGCCAAGACCGTGGCGTAGCCCTGCTGGCCCGTCGTCCACGAGAATGACGCGGACGTTTCTCCGCCGGTTGCGACCTTGCCGAACACGGCGAAGCTGACCTGGAGACCGTTCTGCACCGCCAGCGCCGTCCACCCCGACGGGGTGGCGATCGCGCCGGAATCCTTGTCGATGGAGACGGCGAGGATGAGGGCGTTGCCCGCGGTCGCAGCCGATGCCAGCGTTCCACTCGTGCCCGTGGTGACATTCGACGAGGCGACGAACCGCTTGCTCGTGGCGTACTGGACACGAGTGGCCACCGTGTTAGCCGACGATCACGTAGAGCGTGGTCGCGACCTTCGTGACGATCGCGTCGTAGGCGGCCTGAGTGATCTTGACGACCTGCAGCACCGAGGCGTCGGCGCTGTCGACGACACCAGCACCGATGGCCGAGCGTGCACTGGCGGCCGTGCCGGCGGTGAGCACCGACCGGCCCGTCGCCGTTGAGTCGGTGATCCCTGCCGCGGGGTGGCCGTGGTTGCCGGCGGCGGCCTGCTGAGCGCCGGTGCCCAGAGTCCGGATTGAAGCCGTGCCGGCGGCCTGGTCGGCGACGACCCGGGCATCGTTGCCCTGTACCGCGGTGCCGGCCGTTGTCCCGTAGGCGACGGCCAGGGTGCGGTCGGCGGACAGGTCGCCTCCGCCGGACAGGCCTGTTCCGGCGGCGACCTGGCGGGTCGGCAGGACGGCGGTCGACGCGACGGTGATCGTGTCGCCGGCGTCGTTCACCGTGATCTGGATGCCGGCGCCGGCGACCAGCGCGCCGCCGATGGTGTCCCGGACGATCTCCGGGTCGGTCGTGCCGGTGCCGCCGCCTGTGGCGTTGATCGTGAACGTGCCCGCGGCGTCGTCGTAAGACACGGTCACGCCGGTGCCGGCGACGATCAGCGCGCCTACGATGTCCTGCACGGTCTCGGTGAGGTCCGAAAGGGTGCTCGACGTCTGCGTGCCGGTGTGGTTCGCCCGCGCCCGGTCGGCGGTCGAGGCGGTGTTGATCGCCGTCGTCTGCGCACTCGACACCGGCTTGTTCACGTCGCTGGTGTTGTCGACGTTGCCGAGGCCCACATCGGCCTTCGTCGACGCCGTCCCGGCCCCTATCGCAGTGCGCGCGGCCGCCGCGGTGGCCGCGGTCAGCACCGACCGGCCGGTGGCGCTGGAGTCGCTGATCTGCGAGGCCGTGTGCGTGTGCGCGACCGGCGGGGTGCCGGCCGCGACCTCGGCGACCTTGGCGCGACTGGCGGAGCCGGGCGTGCCGATGAGCGTCGACACCTCAGTGTCGAAGAAGTCCACCGGGCTGGGGGTGGCCGGCGCGTTGACGACCACGCCGAGCCCTATCAGCCGCTCGTACTCGCCCGCGTCGACGTCGTAGGTCGGCCGGTTGCCGTTCTCGTCGACCGGGTCGCTCGTGAGCGAGACGGTGTAGATGCCGCCGGGCGAGGTCATGGCACCTCCGGGAATAGGAGGGGCTCGGGCGCCGGGCCCTGCAGGGCGAGCTCGAGGCGCTTCTCGCGCCAACCGAGGGTGATCGGGTGCGTGACGCGCTCGACCCGGTAGGCGGTGCCGGCGTCGACGACCAGGCGGTCGTATTCGGCGACCTCCGTGCCGATCGGCACCCATCCGACCCACATCGTCAGCGTGCGGAGGTCGCCGTCGGCGGTGGGCACTTCGGTGCGGCGCTCGATGATCGACGCGGGCACGGCGGCGTCGACGATTCCCGGGGTGTCGATCTTGTCGCCGAGCGGGTTGCGGTCGCCGGCGACGGCGTCCCGGACGACGTCGACGAGGGTGATCTGCCGGGCCACGGTCTTGAGCGGCGCCTCGACGTGGTCCTCGAAGCCGGTCAGCAGCGAGGTGCGCGACTCCGGCAGGCCGGAGACCCACAGGTGCCGGCCGTCGACCAGCACGTCGGCCAGGGGCGCGATGACGGTCCCGGGCGGGAAGAGGCCGGTGAAGCTGGCGACGAGCGTGCCCTCTTCGTCGTACTCGCCGCCGGAGGTCTGCCAGACGTCGGCGTGCAGCGAGACCGAGGCCTGGCCGGGGTTGATGAGCTCGACCGGCTTCGCGAACTCGCCGCCGATGACCGTCATCGGCCGAGGTATCCCGTCGACCAGTCGGATCCGGGGATCCGCCGGCGGTGCGGCGACCAGCCGGGCGCCGGCGCGGTGTAGACGGTGCCGAAGATGACGCCGCCGGCCTCCGCAGCTCCGGGCTGCAGCACCTTGAGCTCGTCCTCGGTGAAGAAAATCCCGGACGGCTTCTCGCCGTCGAAGGTCAGGCCGTAGGACCGGGGGCCGATGGTCTGCTGGAGCTGCTTCGCGCCGTCGGGGTTCCGCAGGTAGCGGCGGACGACCTCGACGACGAGCGACTTCGCCACGCGCGCAACGTCCTCATCGTCGGATGCGCGCGTGGCGAGGTCGGGGATGAGCAGGCGGAGCAGCGACGAGGCGTCGGCGAGACGCTCGACCGCGACTCCCCTCTCGGTCTCGTCGCGGAAGGCACGCCAGCGGGAGACGACATCCGTGTCGTCTGCGAACGGCGTCCCCGCCGGCGTGCCCTCGGTCACGAGCTGGAGCCGCCGGATCCGTCGCCGGAACCGGTGTCACCGGACCCGGAGTCGTCCCCGCCGTCGTCCGACGAGTCGGCCTGCGCCTTGTCGTCGGCCTCCAGGGCGGCCGCGTAGGACGCGACCGACGCGCGGCCCTCCGGGTTGATGTAGTCCTCCTGCGCCCGGGTGGCGTTGCGGCGGTCGACCTCCTTCTTGAGGTCGGCCATCTTCTGCTCGGAGTACGGAGTTGCCTCCGACTCGTTGAGCAGATGGTCGCCTACCTGCTTCGTGGCCCACGCGGGCACCGTGGCGCCCTTGAGCAGGGACACGGAGGCGCCGGACTCGTCGACGACGACGGTGTTCGCGATCAGCTTCGCCATCGTCGCTCAGAGCACCTTCACGGCCATGCTGAGGTCAGCATTGGCCAGGATCGGGAGACCGATCGCGTCGGCGAAGATCTCCAGGCCCATCGGCGGCTTCTCGTTCTTGAAGACGCCGGTGACGATGCCGGGCTGCTCGGCGTCCTCGATGCCCCAGCCGGCCTCGAGGCTGGACAGGGTCCGGCCCCACAGGGACGAGCCGAGCTCGGTGCCCTGCTCGTCGTTGGGGTCGACCGGCGCCGGCAGGGCGTAGATCGTGTCGTCCGGCAGGACGCGCGTGATCGTGCCCGCGATGGAGACGCGCCGGTTGTAGAGGATGATCGGCGCGACGTCGTAGGACGACAGCACGTTGCGGACCTCGTCGGCCGTGGCCAGCCGGGAACCGCCGCCGGCGAGCACGGTCGCGAACTGCGTCCCGGAGGTCAGGGCGCGGAACGCGCGGGTCGACATCACCCACGCGCCGACGTCCTGACCGGTGCCCGGGATCGTGCTGCCGTTGCCGTCCCGGTACAGGTCAGCCCACGTCTGGAACTGCGTCAGCCGGTCCGTCCCCGCGACCGACCACAGGGCCGGCGCGGTGAAGGTCAGGCCGGCGGGACGACCGAAGTCGTCGTCCATCCGGAAGTTGTCCTGCGTCAGGGTGGCGCGGCCGGTGTTGATGACGACGCCGCGCATCCGCTCCATCGCGTCCGCCGTCGCGCGGACGAGGCTGTCCGTGGTCCGGAGGATCGTGTTGAGCGCCTGCTGGTCCGACACGTTGCCGCTCCGCGACCGGAGCTGCTCGTACTCGCTGTTGGGCATCCACTGGCCGAGGGCCGGGAGCTCCAGCGTGACGCGCGACTGGCTCGGCCGGCGGCCGGGCTCGAGATCCGCGTCGTAGGCGCGGAACTTCGCGATGTCGACCAGGCCGGTCCGCCCCTTGATGAAGCGGGCGATGATGTCCGGCGTGAAACGGTTCGGCAGCCAGCGAGCGAGCGTGCCCTGCCGGGCCTCGTAGGCGGCCAGGGACTCCCGCGCGTACCCGGTGAGGGTGGCGGGGTCGATCAGGTCAGTCCAGAGAGCCATCTCGGATCAACCCCTCTCAGCGGTAGACGATGGACTGGGCGGAGACGCGCTTGAGCGGCGCGACGGGCGGCACGAACGCCTGGACGCCGACCGGCACGAAGGCCGGGTTGACGCGTCCGTGGTCGAGCAGCGGCACGTTGAGGTCCTCGGTGGAGCCGGGGACGATGGGCTGGTCGGTGAACAGGTGACCAGCGAGCACGCCGGCGCCCGTGGTGGTCGCCTCCGTGCTGTCGTAGGGGACGAGCTGCGTACCGACCAGCGCGCACGGGGTACCCGACGGGATGTACCCGTTCGGGTAGTGCGTGCCAGCGGTGAAGGCGCCGACGTCCAGGGACTCGGTGCGGCCGTTCCAGATGCCGTGGTCAGACCGCAGCCACCGGAAATCGCCCGCGCCGACGAAGCTCTCAGTGCGGAGCTTGGGCATGACGGATGTACCTCTCGTGAGGGGATGTTGTCGTGCGGAGGGGTGCGGCCCGGAACGGTCCCGCGCGTCGCGGACGAACCCGCGGCGGGGGTTTGGGGACGGGGTTATGT